GTTGTGGAAGCAGGAAAACTTAATATAGATTCTGACGGCAAAGTTGTCGGTCAAGAGTCAAAAGTAAAAGCTGCTTATGGACAGACTAAAGGCTTACTTTGGTATAACTATATTAAATAGTGGACCATATAAGACTTATGGAGCATTTGCTCCAAAAATATCGTGAAAGAATTGATTCTCTCACGCAAACGCTTGCATCTGGAAGTATTGAAAATTTTGAACAATACCAAAGGATTGTAGGTGAAATTAACGGTTTGAGTTTTGCAATAGCAGAAATTCAAACAATTCATTCTAATATGGAGGATGCAAATGAATAACACAGTTATTCCAAAAACAGTAGATAACTTTGGTAGTAAAGGTAAAGTTGCGGATTTAGAACCTCAAGAAAACCTAATTACTCCAGAGAACTACGAATCTCATGCAGATAAGTTACCACGTCCAACGGGGTATCGTATCTTAATTTTACCTTTTACATTACCTACTACAACTAAAGGTGGTATACAACTTGCTAGGCAAACTATCGATAAAGAAAGATTGGCTACTGTTGTAGGACACGTAGTTGCTTTAGGTCCCGACGCTTATGGAGATACTATTAAATTTCCAGAAGGTCCTTGGTGTAAAAAAGGTGATTGGGTTATATTCGGCAGATATGCTGGTGCTCGTTTTCAAATAGAAGGTGGCGATATGCGACTTTTAAACGATGACGAAATTTTAGCAGTCGTAGATGACCCTGAAGCAATCATATCATAATTAACAGGAGAAATTATGCAAGATAATACAAACACAGCTGAAGATATAGAACTGGTTTTACCAGACGAAGAAGAATCGCAACAAGAAACAGAACAATCTGTTGAAGCAGTTGCAGAACAAAGTGAGCAAAAAAGCGAACTTGATGAAGTAAGTGATAACGTTAAAAAACGTATTGATAAACTTACTTATAAAATGCGTGAAGCAGAACGTCAAAGAGATGAGGCGTTAACTTACGCAAAATCAGTATCATCTACTAACGGTGAGTTACAAGAAAAATTAAAAAATTCTGACTCTTCTCTTTTCAAAGAGTACGATAGTAGGGTACAATCGGATATTGAAAGAGCTAAAATTTATTTGAGAGAAGCTCAAGATGCAGGAGATGCAGAAGGTATTGCGAATGCAACAGAAAAATTATCTCGTGCTAGTGCTGAAGCTGAAAATTTAAAAAGGCTACAAGCACAACAAGCAATTAGAGATAAAAAAGCAGAGCAATATGTGCAAACGCAAGAACCAGTCCAACTACAGACTAATGCACCACCCGCCCCTGACCCAAAGGCAGAGGCATGGGCAAAAGAAAATAGTTGGTTCGGTCAAGATACCGTTATGACTTTTGCAGCTTTTGGTATACATAGAGAATTAGTCGAAGAACAGGGATATGACCCGACCTCCGACGAATACTATAAAGAAGTAGATAAAAGGATGAAACAAAATTTTCCTACAAAGTTTTCGCAAGAGCAACAAGCCCCCGTGCAACAGGTTGCTGCCTCAACTCCTGGAGTTGCAGGTAAGAAAGGTGCACGCAAAGTAAAATTAACACCAAGTCAAGTAGCAATAGCTAAAAGACTAGGCGTTCCATTAACCGAATATGCTAAGCATATCGAAGGAGTATAAAATGACAGAAGAAATTAATAAAACTGAAGTCGCCACAGACAGAAACTCTAGGTCTGCAGAGACACGAGACTCTCAAACTCGCAGAAAACCTTGGACACCCCCATCTATGTTAGATGCACCCACACCTCCTCCTGGATATAAATTCAGATGGATTCGTGAAGCTACTAGAGGTAACGATGATAAATCTAATATGTCTAAACGTATTAGAGAAGGCTATGAACCTGTGAGAGCAGAAGATTATCCTGATTTCGAAGCACCTAGTATTGACCACGGAAGAAATAAAGGGGTTATTGGTGTTGGAGGACTAATACTCGCTAAAGTTCCTGAAGAAACCGCACAATCAAGAAATGATTATTTTGCACAGCAGGCAAAGTCTGCTATCGACGGTGTTGACCAGAATCTTATGCGAGAAAGTGACCCAAGAATGCCTTTGAAACAAAGTGATATAAAAAGGTCTTCTAAGGTCGAATTTGGTAGTAGGAATAATTCAAACGATAGTTAGAATGTTCCGACGATTAATATTAACTATAAAAACTTAGGAGAAAATCATGGCAAATACAAACGCCCCTGATGGTTTTACCCCTGCGTACCATATCTATGGTGGTGTTATTCGTCCTGCAAAAATGAGAATCGCAAGTGGTTACGGCACTTCAATATTTAGTGGAGATGTTGTTACTCTTTCTAGCGGTTACGTTGAACAAGCAGGAGCGACTAGTACACCTATAGGTGTGTTTTACGGGGTATTTTATACAGCGTCTGATGGTACACCTACGTTTTCTAAAGTGTGGACAGCGAGTACCGCAACACAAGGTAGTGCTGACGCCGAAGCTTTAGTATACAACGACCCTGGAATTGTATACGAAGCTCAATTTACTGCAGGAACACCTGCTGTAAGTTTTATCGGCAACAAATACACTCTTTCTACAACTGCTGGTAGCACAGTTACTGGTAGGTCTAAAGAGGGTGTTACAGCAACTACATCTAGTGGTGTGGCATTATGTGTAGGCTTTGCGTCAAATCCAAGCAATTCGATTGGTGCTAACGCTAGAGCTCTATTCTCGTTCCCAACTAACACTTTTGCAGTCTAATATAGGAGTATATAATGGCAATTAACAGAGCACAACTAGTCAAAGAGCTAGTTCCTGGCTTGCACGCACTCTTTGGATTAGAATACGACAGTTATGAAAACCAACATAAAGAAATCTTCGACACAGAAAGTTCAGAAAGAGCTTTTGAAGAAGAAGTTATGCTTTCAGGTTTTGGCGAAGCACCTACTAAAGGTGAGGGAGCCGCTGTTGTTTATGATACTGCACAGGAATCGTTTACATCAAGATATACACACGAAACCGTAGCATTAGCTTTCGCGTTGACTGAAGAAGCAATAGAGGATAATCTTTACGATACTCTTTCTTCAAGATACACAAGAGCACTGGCAAGGTCAATGAATACAACAAAGCAAGTTAAAGCAGCTAATGTTTTAAACAACGCTTTTAATTCATCCTTTGTTGGAGGCGACGGTAAGGAACTATGTGCAACTGACCACCCAACTGTAGGTAACATCGATTTAAGAAACGAGTTAGCAACAGCTGCGGATTTAAACGAAACTTCTTTAGAACAAGCATTAATTGATATTGCTGATTTTAAAGATGAAAGAGGTTTAAAAATCAATGCACAAGCTACTAAGCTTATAATTCCACCAGCATTACAATTTGTAGCTGATAGACTTATGGAGTCTCCTGGTCGTGTGTCAACTTCAGATAACGATATCAACGCAATCAGAAATATGGGTATGGTCCCACAAGGTTACGTTGTTAACAACTATCTGACTGATACAGACGCATTCTTTATCAAAACAGATGTCCCTAATGGCTTAAAACATTTTGTTAGAACACCAGTACAAACAAGTATGGAAGGTGATTTCGAAACAGGTAATGTTAGATATAAAGCTAGAGAAAGATATAGTTTTGGTTTCAGTGATTGGAGAGGTATTTTTGGCTCTCCTGGAGCGTAAACAAGCTTATTTGTTTAAGGGGACTTCGGTCCCCTTTCTTTTTTGTATTTAATAATATAAAATGTAGACAGAACTAGGGATATATATTAACTATCTATCGACTGCCCTAGCAGACACGCCAAGACGATAGATTTGTTAAGGAGACTTAATATGGCAAAAAGCACATTTTCAGGTCCTGTAAAATCATTAGCAGGATTTATTTCAGCAGGAAATGCTAACGTTGTTAGTTTAACTGCAGACACAACACTTACAGTAGCAGCACATTCAGGTAAAGTTTTAACTTGTAATGATGCAGATGGTGCCTTTACTTTACCAAGTATTGATGCAACTGCTCCTGGAAGAGACGACGACCCAAACCAAACTAATAATTTAGGTGCTACTTTTACTTTTGTAATAGAAACAGCAGCAACTAGTTTGACTATTGTTACTGATGGTACTGACAAGTTTGTTGGTGGGTTATATACAGGTGTAAATAACGCAACAGGTAAAACTTTTATTTCAGGTGCAGCTAACGATATTATTACTCTGAACGGCACAACTCAAGGTGGATTAAAGTTACTGCAATTGGTTCAGCAAAATATGCTGTAGAAGGAATTATACTTGGTTCAGGAACTTTAGTAACACCATTCTCAGGTTCTTAATTTAGGAGAATAGTATGAGTTCATCAGATGTAAAAGCGTCTAAAGCTTTAACTGCAACTGGACAATTACAAGGTTTTATTGGTAGCGGTGCAGGTACTGCTACCAATTTAGGACCTATAAGAATTCAATCAATACAAGCACAAGCAAGTGCTGCTGATGGTGAAATTAAAATATATGATGGCACTAGTGCTTCTGGTACTAAACTATTAATACATTTTAAATTTGGTTCTGCAGCAAATGAAAGTTTCGACCACTATATACCTAATGACGGTGTAAAGTTTGAAACTGGTGCTTATGTTGTTTTAGCTAATTGTGATTTCTTTGTAGCTTATTACAACTAATGGCGACATCGGGCACAAGAGCTTTTTCAGTTAATGTTGCAAACGCAATCGAAGAGGCGTACGAACTTGCAGGTTTAGAAGCTCGTACGTCTTATGATTCAGTAACTGCTAGACGTTCTTTAAATATAATGTTTGCCGATTGGAATAATAGAGGCATACAAATGTGGGAAGTAAGTAAGGTAGAGCTAACCCTTACTGAAGGTACTAATGAATATAGTATTAATACTTTTGATATTGATATATTAGACGCTTATATAGAAAAAACAGTTAATAATGTTGTTACAGACTACAGTATAAGTAGAATAGATAGAAACGAATACGTTGGTATTCCTAATAAATCAACAAAAGCTAGACCAACCCAATACTGGCTCGAAAGACATACAACACCAAAAATACATTTATACCCAACACCAGAGAATTCGACTGACAAACTCATTTACTATGTTTGGCGTACAATAGAGGATGTTGATGCTGCTGCACAAGATATAGATATACCAAACAGATTTCTTCCCTGTTTAGTTTCTGGTTTAGCGTATTATTTATGTTTAAAAAAGAATACACAAAAATTACCGATACTAAAACAACAGTACGAACAAGATTTATTAAACGCATTAAAATACGATGAAGATAGGTCTCCTTTAAGGATTGTACCTAAAAGAGAATATATATAATGTCTTACGCTTCTGGTAAATACGCTTATTTTATTTGCGATACTTGTGGTTTTAGATACAAATACACAAACGCTAGAATGACTTGGGATAATTCTAAGGTATGTCATGAATGTTACGAGCCTAAACACCCGCAACTTGACCCACCACCTTTAACTGCGGATGCAGAAGCATTACACCAACCTAGACCAGAAGTAACTTTACCGCAATCACAACTGGGTTTAGTAAAAACTACAAACCAATCAGCGGCAGGTATGACTTTTCAAAGTGACCCTATTGGTAGTAAACTAGAGGGACAAAAAGTAACAAGTGCTTTAGGTAGCGTTACAGTGAGTATTACATAATGGCAGGATTTACGTATAGTAGTTTAAAAACAGCAATTCAGGATTATTTAGATAGTTCTGAAACAACTTTTGTAAATAATTTAGATAATTTCATTCAAACTACTGAAGAACGTATTTTAAAAAACGTTCAATTACCTGTATTCCGTAAAAATGTTTCAGGTACTCTTACATCAGATAATACATACTTATCTACGCCTGACGATTATTTATCATCGTTTAGTTTAGCTGTGATAGATGGTAGTAATAATTATTCTTACCTATTATTAAAACAAGTTTCATATATAAGAGATTACACACCACAAGCCGCAACAACAGGCAAACCCCTTTACTATGCACAGTTTGATGAGGACAGTTTTATAGTAGCTCCAACTCCTGATAGTAATTATAACGTTGAACTACATTACTATTACAGACCTAATTCTCTTACAACTTTAGGAGATAGTGGTCAAAGTTGGTTATCAGAAAACGCACCTAATGCGATGTTATACGGTTCTTTAGTAGAAGGAGCATACTTTTTAAAACAAGACCCTAATACAATAGCTTTATATGAAACTAGATATCAAGAAGCTTTAGCTACTTTAAAACTTTTAGGAGAGTTTAAAAATTTAAGAGACGAAGCACGTGCCGACCAAGTAAAACTTAGTATAGGAGCACCGAATGTTTAGTGTAGACGTAAAACCAACATTAGGTACTGTTAACGTGCAAACAACAGAAAATAAAGGTTTAAGTCCTGAATATTGGACAGAAAGATTAGTAGAAAAACTTATTGGTATAAGTGATAATGCTGACCCTATGGTAAAAGCCCAAGCAGAAGCATTTAAAGATACTATCCAACAAGTTATTTTATTATACATAAAACAAGCTATTGCTAGTGACAGAGCAACTGTAGCAGGTTTATTAGAAAAACAAGGTCATAAAGAAATGGCTAATATTATTAGGAGACTATAATGGCAATAACACAAGCAATGTGTACTTCATTTAAAAAAGAATTAATGACTGCTACACATGATTTTACCGCAGCAAGTGATGTTTTTAAATTAGCTTTATATACAAGTTCAGCTTCTTTAGACGCAAGTACAACTGCATATACAGCAACTAATGAAGTGAGTGGAACTGGATATACTGCAAAAGGTGCTTTTTTAACAAGTGTCACCCCAACAACATCAGGAACAACAGCTTTAACTGATTTTAATGATTTAACTTTCAGTACAGCTACAATTACTGCAAGAGGTGCATTAATTTATAATGAAGCTGCAGCTTCAGACCCTTCAGTATGTGTTTTAGATTTCGGTGGAGATAAGACTTCAACAGCAGG